AGGACAATAAAAAATGCCGATTACACAAGCTATCACGGTTACATTTAAGGAAGACTTAATGAAGCCAGGAGCAAATTTAGTTGCAAGTACATTAAAGTGTGCTTTATATTCAAACCTTGCTACTTTAAATCAAAACACTACAGCGTACACTACAAGTAATGAAATTTCAAATGCTGGAACTAATTACACAACTGGTGGAGCTACATTAACTAATGTTGCAATTAGTGTTGATGGAACTACAGCAATATTTGATGCTGATAATGTTACATTTGCTAATGCAACTATTTCTGCACAAGCTGCTTTAATTTATAATAATACTTTAAGTAATGCTGCAATTGCAGTTTTAGATTTTGGTGGTGTTAAGACATCTACAAACGGAACATTCGAGCTACAGTTTCCTAACGCTGATGCTACTAACGGATTAATTCGTATAGCATAGAGAGGTAAACTCCTATGCCAACAGCACAAATCGGTTGGGGTAGAAATGGATGGAATGTAGGAGCATGGAATACAGATCCAGATGCTCTTGCAGATGTTACTGGTCAACAATTAGAAACTCAAATAGATTTTGGTGGTTACTGGAATGCTGATGAGTGGTCAAGTGGTGCTTGGAACATAGGTCACGGTGCAGTTCTTACAGGTGATGGAAATGTTTTTGCAATTTCAACTTTAACTCAACTTACAGCAAGTGTAGGTAATATAATCACAATTGCTAATGCTAATATTTCTATTAGTGGTCAATTAGCAAATGTATCTTTAAATAATATAATTGTACTTAATGAAGCTATAGTAAATATTACAGGAGAAGATTTAACAACTACTTTAGGTTCTATATCAATAGCAGCTGGTGGATCTATTACAATTCAAACAGGGGCTGAAATAGCTTTAGATGTATCAGTAGGAAATGTTGCAACAGGAACTGCTAATAGTGTTGATATAATAGGATTTGAATTAAATACAGATTTAGGAAATATTACTTTAGTATTAAATAATATTATTCCTATTACTGGATCTCAAGCTAATGTATCAGCTAATACGGTAGCTATAAGAGCTGATCAAATTCTTTCTTTAACTGGTAATGGAGTAACTACTTTTTTAGGAAATGTAATAGCTAATTCTAATAACTTTTTAACTATAACTGGTCAAACTATCACTCCAACCGTTGCTACACTTAAATTCTGGGATAATATAGATACTAGTACTAATACAGAAACATGGACGAATATTCACTAGACAATAACATACAAATGATTATTATTTACAAATATAAAATTTAAGAGTATATATACATATGCCATCAACGTTTACATCGAGATTAAAAATAGAAAGACAAGCTTCTGGTGAAAACTCAGGAAATTGGGGTAATTTAACTAATTTTGTTTTTAACAGACTTGATTCTTCAATTAGAGGTTATCAAGCAGTATCAGTTGCAGGTTCTGCTAACGTTACACTAACATCAAATAACTCTACAAGTAACACTGATGATTCAACTACAGATGATCAAGTACATAATGCTGTACTTGAATTTACAGGTACATTAACTGGAAATATTCAAGTATTTACTGATGCTGTAGAAAGTCAATATACATTATTTAATAATACGTCAGGTTCTTTTACACTTACATTTAGTAATACAGGTCACGCTGCAAACGGAGTTGTACTTACTCAAGGTACAAAAACTATTGTTTACAGTACCGGTTCAACTATGATAGATATTATGCAAGATTTAGGTATAGTAAATGCGAGTTCTGTATTAGTAAATGGAACTCCAGTAGCAACAACAGGTAAAGCTATTGCTATGGCAATAGTTTTTGGATAATAGGAGAAAATAAAAATGGCAAACCCAAATATAGTAAATGTAAGTTCTATTTTAGGAAAAACGGATACATTTGCACTTACAACTGCAAATGCTAACTTAGTTACAGCAACTGCAAATACAGTTTTTAAAATAAATTCAATTCTTATTTCAAACATAGACGGAACAAATGCTGCAGATGTAGATGTTTTTTATTATGATGGTACTAATACAAGAGCTATCGCAAGCACTATATCAGTTCCTGCGGATGCTGCATTAAATCTAATAGATAAAAATTCTTCTTTTTATTTAGAAGAAAACGAAGTTATCTCAGGAAAAGCTAGTGCAAATTCTGACCTAAACTGTCTTATCAGTTACGAGATCATAAGTTAACCCGGGAGTTCAGGCTATGTCTAATGGCGGAATTATCGGTCCAGTACAAAATCCTCAACGAGAATCAGTTACCACAACATTTACATCATCAGGAACATACACATCACCAGGATTCGGTCCAGGTCAAGCAGATTATTTAGTTGTTGCTGGCGGAGGTGGAGGAGGTGCTCTTTCAGGTGGAGGTGGTGGAGCGGGTGGTTTTAGAACTTCATTTCCAGGTGGAACAAAATTATCGGTACCATCAAGTCCAACACCAATAACAGTAGGAGCAGGAGGAGCTGGTGGTGCTTCATCTCCAGCATTTACCGGAACTCCTGGAGCTACAGGAACAGATTCAATATTTTTAACAATTACAAGTGCAGGAGGTGGAGGAGGAGGTGGATCTCCAACTGGAGCTTCTCCAAGTTCACAACCAGGAGTTAATGGAGGATCAGGGGGTGGAGGAAATGGAGTAGCCGGTCCTGCAGTTTGTGTTCCAAATACAACAGGTGGAACAGGAAATACTCCACCAGTAGCACCTCCGCAAGGAAATTCAGGAGGAGCAGGTGGTTATAATCCAGTAGGTCAAGTAGCAGGTGGAGGAGGTGGAGCAAACGCAGTAGGATCTGGAACTAGTCCTTCTCCTTCTTCAATAGGAAATGGTGGAGCAGGTTCTCCAAATAGTATTTCAGGATGTGCAGTATTTTATGCAGGTGGAGGAGGGGGTGGAGTAGCAGGACCTGGTGCTGCTCCAGCAGCAGGAACAGGTGGTACTGGTGGAGGTGGAGCAGGTAGTATAGGTGCTGTTTCTGCAACAGCAGGAACTGCTAACACAGGAGGTGGTGGTGGAGGATCGGGAAATGGTGGTGGATCAGGTAGTGTAGCTGGATCTGCAGGTGGATCAGGAATAGTTATTATACAACAAGATCAAGCAGCACCAACATTTTCAATAGCACCAGGAGTCTGGTCATTAAGTGAACAATACAATTACAAGAAACAAGGAACGTGGACAAATCCAGCTCCAGTATCAGTAGATTATTTAGTAGTAGCTGGAGGTGGCGGTGGAGGAAATAATAGAGGAGCTGGAGGTGGAGCAGGTGGATTTAGAACTTCATTTCCAGGTGGAACAAAAATTACAATAACAGGTGGAACATCTACTCCAGTTACAGTAGGAGCAGGTGGTTCAGCTGGAAATCCAGGAACTCAAGGTTCATCTTCTATTTTTTTAACAATTACATCAGCAGGTGGAGGAATAGGAGGACCATCGAGTTCACCAGGAGGATCTGGTGGATCAGGGGGTGGAGGAGGACATGCTCCAACAGGACAACCAGGTGGAGCAGGAAATAGTCCACCAGTAAGTCCATCACAAGGTAATACAGGGGGAATAGGTGTTGGACCTTCTCCAGGTAATGCTGGAGGTGGAGGTGGAGCTTCAGCAGTTGGTGGAAATGCTAGTCCAACTACAGGTGGAACAGGAGGAGCAGGTACAGCAAATTCAATATCAGGTTCACCAGTAACTTACTCTGGAGGAGGAGGAGGAGGTGGTAATACTACATCTGGAACTGGAGGATCAGGAGGAGGTGGAGGTGGTGGAACACCAGGAAGCCAAGTTAATACAGATGGAACAGCAGGAACTACTAATACAGGAGGAGGTGGAGGTGGGGGTTCTTTTGATGGTACTTTTACTGGAGGAGGAGCATCAGGCGGTTCAGGAATTGTGATTATTAGAGCACCAGGTTCAGCGAATTTAGGAGCAAGTCCAGGCACAAATACAGTAACTACATTACCAGCCCCAGCAGGAGGTTGTAAAGTAGCGACATTTACAGTATCTGGAACTTTAACTACATAAAATTATAGACTTTCATTTAAAATAAATTTATAATATAAACAATATTAGGAGTAAAAAATATGGCACATTTTGCAGAAATAAACAGTTACGGTTTAGTATTAAGAGTTGTTGTTATTGATAACAATGATGTAAACGCAAATGGCGGTGATCAATCAGTTGGAGCAGAGGAAAAAGTTAAATCAATCGTTCCTTTCACAACAGGCAACAGATGGGTTCAAACTTCTTATAATAATAATTTCAGAAAACAATACGCTGGAATTGGTTACTCGTTTGATTCCACAAAAAATAAATTTATATCACCACAACCATTCGCATCTTGGTCTTTAGACTCTAATGACGACTGGAAAGCCCCAGTTGCATATCCAACAGTTACAACTTATGGAGATAATGTAAGATACTTTATTTCTTGGGATGAAGCTGGACAAAGATGGATTGGTAAAGACGATCAAAAAAATTCATTCGCTTGGTCACCTGACACTTCATCTTGGATTGCTACAGGCAATTAAGTTAAAGAATTTTTAAACAGGAGTAGTGACTTATGGGATCACCCAATGGCGGTATAGTAGGAGTAATCAATCCAACATCGTTTGGAAAGTGTACTGTCACATCCGTTACATCATCAACACCATTAACCACGCAGCCGGGAACTAGAACAGTTCAAACATTAGTAATTGCTGGTGGTGGAGGTGGTGGTGGACATGTAGCAGGAGGAGGTGGAGCAGGTGGTTATAGATGTGTACAGGTAAATGTTTGTGGAGCAACAGCATATCCAATTACAGTAGGTGCTGGTGGTGCTGGTGGTGGTGGTACCCCTAGTCCAGATCCTGCAACTGATGGAATTAATGGTTCAGACTCTATATTTAGTACAATTACTTCTGCTGGTGGTGGTGGTGGTGGCGGATACAATGCAAGTTTAAGTCCTCAAAGTGGAAGAAACGGATTAAATGGTGGATCTGGTGGTGGATCTGGTGGTGGTGACTCAAGTTCTTCAAATGGTGGAACAGGTAATACTCCTACAGTAAGTCCATCTCAAGGAAGTAATGGTGGAAATAATACAGGAGCTTTTTTTTCTGGAGCAGGGGGTGGTGGAGCTGGTGGAACTGGTGGTAGTATTTCTAGTGGTAATATTGGTGGAGCAGGTGGTGCCGGAACAGCATCATCAATCACAGGTTGTTCAGTAACTAGAGCATCTGGTGGTGGTGGGGGTGGACAAAGTTCTGTTCCATCTGCAACTCCTGGTGGTGGAGGTACTGGCGGAGTAAATGGTGGTGCTTCAGCTACAGCAGGAACAACTAATACAGGTGGTGGTGGAGGTGGTGGTAGAGGACCAGCTGGTGGAGCCGGCGGTTCGGGAATCGTTATCGTAAAAGAATTAAACAAGGCAAGTGGTGTTTGGAATTTAAAAAGTCAATTTAGTGCACAGAAAAGCGGAACGTGGCCTAGTCCATTAATATCAGTTGACGTAGATTTTTTAGTAGTAGCGGGTGGTGGAGGAGGTGGTGTTAATAGGGGCGGAGGAGGTGGAGCAGGTGGATTTAGAACTTCATTTCCAGGTGGAACAAAATTATCACTTTCAGGATTTGGATCTATATCTGTTCCAGTAACAATTGGAGGAGGAGCAGCAGCTACTCCGGGACCAAGTTCAGCTAATGCAGTATCAGGTTCTCCATCAATATTTTCATCAATAACTTCAGAAGGTGGTGGAGCTGGGGGAAATAAAAACACACCTCAACAAGCCGGTGTAGCAGGAGGATCAGGTGGAGGAGGACAAGGAGCCGATGGTTCTAATTCTCCAGGTGGAGCAGGAAATAGTCCACCAGTAAGTCCACCACAAGGAAATTCAGGGGGAACAGGAGATGCAGCTGGGGCTAACGGAGCTGGAGGTGGAGGTGGTGGAGCTTCTGCTTCTGGTAGTAATGCTACTAGTCAAACAGGAGGACCTGGTGGAGCTGGTTCAGCAAATTCAATAACAGGATCACCAGTTACTTATGGTGGAGGAGGAGGTGGAGCAGGTTGGGTTACAGCAGGATCTGGTGGATCGGGGGGAGGTGGAGGAGGAGGTATTGAAAGTCCAACTCCTGCAATAGCAGGAACTGTAAATACAGGTGGCGGAGGTGGAGGAGGAGGATCACTTGGAGGAGCGGCCGGCGGATCGGGTATTGTAATAGTAAGAGCACCGTCAGCTAGAACATTAGGAGCAAGCCCAGGAACAAACACAGTTACAACATTACCGGCACCAGCTGGAGGTTGTAAAGTTGCGACATTCACGGTTTCTGGAGATTTAACAATAAGTTAATAATTTTTGTTTACTTTTAAATAAAAAATATTACTTCTAAAGTAATAAGTATGAACCTTCAAAATTATTACTATTATTTTCAAAGTGCATTAACTCCTAGATTTTGTGATGAGTTAATTAAATATGGTATTTCACAACAAGAACAATTAGCTCTTACTGGTGGTCAAACGACTAAAATTAATGAAGGAAAACCATTAGATGATAAAGATATAATAGATTTAAAAAAGAAAAGAGATTCAAATATAGCTTGGTTAAATGATCGTTGGATATATAAAGAAATACAACCATTTATACATCAAGCGAATAGACTAGCTGGTTGGAATTTTGATTGGGATTTCAGTGAGTCATGTCAATTTACTAAATATAAACTAAATCAATTTTATGATTGGCATTGTGATAGTTGGGAAACTCCATACGCAAATCCAGATAATAAAGATACTAATGGTAAAATTAGAAAATTATCAGTTACATGTTCATTATCAGATCCGAAAGATTATGAAGGTGGTGAATTAGAATTTGATTTTAGAAATATGGATCCTGATAAGAAATCAATTAGAAAATGTGCAGAAATAGCAGCACGTGGAAGTATAGTGGTATTTCCTTCTCATGTTTGGCATAGAGTTAAACCAGTAACAAAAGGAACAAGATATTCTTTAGTAATTTGGAACTTAGGATATCCTTTTAGATAATATATGGCAAAAACAGATCAATTAAACTCATCAATTTATTTTAGTTCACCTGTATATTCTATAGAAATTCCAGAATGGGTAGAGGATACTAATAAAGTTTGTGATAAATATATTAAAGAAGCTAAAAAGAATAATATTAAAGCTATTAAAGAACGTGAAAAGAAATTTGGTAAAAAAATAGGTGATCATGGAATGAGTTATCATTCTACATCATTAGTGAGCGATCCTGCTTTAAAAGAATTACAAGATTATATAGGTTCAACTTCATGGAATGTTTTAGATCATATGGGTTATGATTTAACTAATTATGAATTATTTTGGACGGAGTTTTGGGTACAAGAATTTGGAGAAAAAGGTGGTGGACACCATGAAGGA